TATATATAATAAATTATGTTTAGTATGAAATTATATGGAAATAATAGATATAAAAAATCGTATCTTGTAAAAAAGGCACCTGAGTTTAGTAATAAAAATATAGAAAAAGAGACAATTATTTTCGAAATAAAGAATGAATCTGAATCTGAATCTGAATCTGAATCTGAATCCGAATCTGAAGTGGTAGAAGAAACTGAATCTGAAGTGGTAGAAGAAACTGAATCTGAAGTGGTAGAAGAAACTGAATCTACAGATATTTCATCAAATGATAATAATGACAATGATGTAATAGCTTAATTTCTTGATGTATTATATAATGCCTCAAAAAATTAATATGCTAATTCCTGCAAGAAATGCAAATTATTCAAATTCACTAATAATGACTAGACCAACTACTAGTAATGGTAGAGTAAATATGCCCTCATCAGTATCATTAGGGTTAGGTAATATGAGCCAAATCTTTATTTCACGAGGTGCATCTTGTGGATGAGGGGGGCGAAGATAGGTATATTATTATTATGGAGATGTGTGAAAAGGAATTATAAAAGATTCGGAATGACGGTATTGATGTGAATAAATTATATTAAAACCCGACAATATTTGCACATTAAAATAATGTAATGGTAGTATATATATGAAGAATAGTTTAGTATTTTCAAACAATCCATCAGCTGGTGGTAATCAATTTGTATTGAGAAGTTATGGTAGAAGCTACAATGCATCAAATATATATTTACCCAATGTACCTATGACATTTATTAAAAGTAACAATCATTATTACAATAAACAAGCAGCAAGAGGAATGGTAGGGGCATCATGTCAAGCCGGAAACTTAGGTGCTGTAAAAAGAAGAGTATAAAATTATTTGAAAACACATAGATATACGTGTTTTCAAATCAAATGCACTATTATAGTTCTATGACAGGATTAACAATGTCAGGTTCAGTTGTTATTTCATCTTCAATGCATATAGTGTCTGAACAACATTCAATCCAACAAATAATACATCCACAGAATAGTAGTATGAGTACTACTATTATAAATATTGTATCACTTGACATTAGTATTTATAATATACTGGTGTCTTTAGTTTATTTTTATAACATTTTTTGTGAAAATTTATTAGTTAAAGGATATAAATATAATAATATGTTATTGTTATTGTTATTATGGAAGAAAAAAATCGTATCGAACAAATGATTACTGTTCAATCAGAGGGATTAGAATTATTTAAAAAGAAAAATCAAGATTATGGGGATGCGTTTGCCGAATATGGTGTAATTGGTGTATTAATTAGAATGGGTGATAAAATAAAAAGATTACAGACTATTGAGAAAAATAATATAACATTAGTTGATGATGAAAGAATGCGTGATACATTAATAGATTTACACAATTATTCAGCAATGGCCATAATGTTATTAGATGAATAGTATAAAATGATAATAACATATAATATAATGAATGGAATAAATTATGACGCAAAATATAAATTAATTATAATTGGAGATACAATGGTAGGTAAGTCATCGTTTTTTAATATATTAAACGATAAACCATATAGTGAAACAAGTATTAGTACTATAGGAGTTGATTTTTGTAGTCTAATAAAACAGACTAATCATGATAAAACCATAAAAATATGTATATGGGATACAGCAGGTCAGGAGAAATATAAATCTATTATTAGAGGATATTTTAGAGATGTTGCTGGAATAATATTGATGTTTGATTTAAGTAATAAACAATCATTTGAGTCGATCTTAGAATGGATAAAAATGATTGATTATGAAAATACATGTTCTCATAAACATCCAATTCTATTATTAGGTAATAAAAGTGATAAGGAAATATTAGTTGACAGATCTTGTGTAAATAATTTATGTAAGAAAGATAATAATATAATTTATTATGAAATATCTTGTAAAAGAGACGATAAAAATAATTTAGAACAAAAATTACATGTATTAATTGATTTGCTAGTAAAGACAACTAATATTCCATGTGGTGGTATACAAATGTTTAACGATGAGAATAGACTAATTACTAATATAACAAAAACAAAATATAATTGTTGTTATTAATTTGTTTTATATAAATATAAAAAAACCTTATTAGTTTATATATGGATTTACTTAATTTAAATCAAACAGATTATTCTGATAAGGAAATAGAAGATATTTTGGAACTTACATACCCATATCAACAAGAAGATATTACCACGCAAAAATCGTGTATGCTTGTAAAAATGACTAATGATAATTCTGTTAATGAAGCCACTAAGCAACATATTCATAGTTTTTTAAATGATATATCAAATAGACTAATAAACACATTATCACAAAAAATATTACATGCAAGATCGGTTTCTAGTGAGCCTGTTCATTTCAATAACTTAAAAAATTATGTTCAAGAAGTAGACAATCATTATATAATTAAAAATGAAAAAAGAGAAGAAGAAGCATATAATTTAAAATCATCAGATGGATTAACTTTAAATGATTCAGGAGGTGCACCTCCTGGAATAATTAATCCTATTAAATACACTACAATCAAAAGATCTTTAAATATTGATTCGCGATTTAGACCAAATTATTATACAACTTCTGCATCTGATCAAAAAATAAACTTACCATATAAATTTGATAATATTATTAATATGAGATTAGCATCTATTGAAGTGCCTTTAACTTATTATACCATAAGTGAGAAATTAGGGAATAATGTATTTATAGTAAGATGGGATGTATCCGGAAATGCATCAAAACCCGATACTATTAAATATAATAACGAAATGGTTGTTAAAATACCAGATGGAAATTATGATACAAATATTAATAACCGCATTGGTGGTTCAACAATAGAATCCGCTATAAATGCTGGATTACAAAATAAGAATAATAAAATGAATAAGGGGACAAAGCCCATGATAGATACTTCCATGAATATTATATATACAGTAGATACTACTAGTGGTAAAAGTATATTCGCAATAGATTCATCCAATATATCACTAACAGATATTAGTAATAATCCATCTTATTACGATTTTGCAATTCAATGTGCAGTTTCTCCCGAAGGTACTAATCAAACCACATTACAATTACCGTTCTTTTTAGGATGGAATTTAGGTTTTAGAGTTAATTTATATAAGTCCGGACTACCATTAAAAGATTCATCTGGTAATTACAAGTATCCAGCAGCAATAGTATCAGAATCTATATGTTATATAAAAGGCCCTTCTTATATTTTTGTTGCTATAGATGATTATAACAACAATGTAAATAATTATTATGTTTCTGCATATAATGATTCTATTAATAATAGAAATATAATTGCACGAATTAATTTAGCATCTATACAACAATCAAACGGCGTATATCAAACGGGAGAAGATGATGGATTTTCTACACAAATTAACAGGAGCAGAAATTATTTTGGTCCAGTTAATATTGAAAAATTAAGAATTACACTATATGATGAATATGGAAGAATTGTTGATTTAAATAATATGGATTGGTCTTGTGCTCTTATGTTTGAATGCTTATATACTAGTTAAGCTTCTGTATTACTATTATAATATTCCATCCAATTATCTGGTACTATCTTTGTACCACCATCATATTTTACAGCTAAATTACATTTACATAGTAATTCACCTAATGATACATCGTCTACATGAACATCAGCTAATACACGGCCATATTTTTCTAATTTAACATTCTTCAATTGAACTATTTTATTAAAACAAGCATCAATAATTTTTTGCTTTGCTAGTTTTGCACATTGTTTTTCATCGGCATTTTTAGTTCTCATTTCAGGACAATCAATTCCATTAATTCTTACAGAAAAACGATAGAGTGGTGATTCATCAAATGGTAATTTACTAGCAAGAGTAATAGTATCACCGTCATATACTTTAATTACCTTACCTTCTGTAACAGGAGGAATAAAAGGAATGGTGTCTTTATATGTAACATCTTTTAGATATTCAGTCATTGTATTATTCTATATATAAATGTATTTATATTAATTGTAAATATATTTATAACAGCATAGTAAGTAATAGACTTATAAATAATATAATAAATCAATATAAAAGGGTATTGATATTTAAACATATAATGACCACAGGCCTTAATACACAAACAAATAGAGCAATCCGTTATGAACAACGCTGTCAACAACAAAAAGTAAAACAACAAAGTATTGATAGAAATACCAGAGCACAACGAAGATCAGAAACACAATCCATTACATCATCTCATGTTGCTAGAGATATTTCAAACGAAGTATCTAGTGAGATTTCTTCAATGATGGAGAAAAAAAAAAGGATGAGTACTCGTCATGGAAATTCCAATGTGTCTTTCTCTTCTTATTTCTGTTAGAATATTATTTATTTATCTTTATTATTTTTTCCTTTCTTAGATTTCTCAAGTTTTTCTTGTTGAATATTTTTTAAATGATTTTCTTGGCATTGTTCTTGAATCCTAATATGTTTTGCACTGTACTTCCCATTAATCTCATGATTTCTTCTCTCCTTGTCCTTCTTCGTTTTTCGCTTAGTAGATCTGTAGTCCATTTTAAGTTATGTTAATACAATAAATAAATAAATATTTTTTTAATTCAATTTTTTTTTAATAGCATTTTTTAATTACATTATTAAAAAAATTGAAGTTCAAATACTTAACATTAGTTATTGCATTAAATACACAAGAAAGTTACAGTTAAAATGTCTTATTCTACCTTCTCAGTTTGCATTCCCCGCATCTTTGCTAATATTCCTGATAAAAAAATTATTCATACATTTGAATATTTAAATCTTGGTAAAGTAGATAAAATGGACATTGTTTATAAAATTGGAGTGGATGGTAGTGAATATAAAATGGCTTTTATTCACTTCTCTAGATGGTACTGCAATAGTGCAGCTGAAAATTTGAGAAGAAGAATTGAAGATCCCAATCTAGAGGCTAGATTAGCTTATGATGACCCATGGTATTGGATTGTTTTACCCAACAATTCTAAAACTAGAAAAAATACTAGTTATAAATTTACACTTGACGATTGTTACAATAGAATTAGCAATATTGAAACAGAAATTTCATCGGTTTATGAAGAACTATTTAAGAGAGAATTTATTCCAAACGAAACTATCAAAAAT